CGACTATTAGCATGGCTGTGTGTAGCGCTACTAGCACAAAACGCACGAATTTTGCCTTGAGCTATCTTTTCAACAGCTCTCAATTCATATTTATCTGCAAGGTTCCAAAACGTAGGAATGGGGTCCTCTGTCGCAAGACGCTCCCAATACAATTCCTCGTTTTCAATAAATTCCTCGGACTCAAACCAAGGGCCTTTCTTAAGAAACTGTAAATTATGCGGATAGCCAGGACTAGTCCTCTTTATTGCTTCCGCTGTTGCCACATCTCTTTCGACAACATGGCTGTTTCCCATATAAGGCAGGAACTGTTGCACCGTCCACTTTCCTGAAAGTTTCCACGCTTCCAAGTCAAGTTCCGGTTGGTCTCGCTCATATTTGGCAGTACCACGGTAATTAGAATCAGGAAGTGGTTGACACATCCGATATTTATTCTCCCAATGAACACCTGAGAGCGCCATCCAACGTTGCACGTTCGCGTCGATCTGGCCTTTATAATTATACTTACCGATAGGTCTATAAGCGTAACCTACGTGTTTAACAATATTACGGACAAAAAATTTTGAATAGTAACACTCACGAGTTTTAACATTAACAACGGGTGGAACCCCAATCCGAACACCTCCTTGGTTACCAAAGTTTTTAATAACTTTGCTCCAATACTCAGATGCCACTCTCACACGGTGGTCATTAGATTGACAATGAACTATCTGACTTGGCAGTGAGGGTCGCTGAGATTCCATGCCCGCTACTCGTTTTTTGAAAGCGAACTCGGGTTAACTCCCGAATGGATTTCTTGTAAGAACGCTTGTGTTATGGGTTGAAACCCATTAGGACTTCCATTACCACCCGAACGGTGGAATCCTAACAATTCACCATTGGACGACCATACGCCCATCCCAGAATCACCACATTTAGTGGCACAAGTGTATAACCATTCTGGGCCTCCAGTTTGCACGATAACTCCAACATCAACAGCTATCTCTGGTTTGGCACAAAGAATGGTAACACTCTTCAGACTGATATCGGGAATTTTTGCCTTAACTTTAGGACAAGTCATACCTTTTGGGAGGGGACAACACATCTCATCGATCAAGGAATTAACCTTCTTAAACGAGGATTTCTCCAATTTCGTCATCCCTCCAACAAGCGGAATCCATATTTCTGGCACATTATCATAGCCATGCTTAGCAATAAAAAATCTATCACCATAAAGCACACCATGAGAGTCAAAGTGATCTTCATCCATTACAGGACCTGTGTAAATTGGCACAGTTGCTTTCAAAGCAGTACCGATCTTCTTTTGCTCACCACCATTCAAGGATTCCAACTTAGGAGTCGCTTTCTGAACACGACTGAACAGAGTCTTACCGTTTGACTTCACGGAAACATTAGGATGATAATAAAAACAAGTTCCAATAAAACGACAAGCCGCGCCCTGAGCGCATTTCTTAGTCGTGTGATAATTCTCACATTTCTCACTATGGCAATGATCGCCATATTTACAAGGTTCTTTCTGGGCGGCTTTAGCTTCAGCACGCACCATATCATTCCCAATCTGTTGAGTAACAGTCTGAACTGGTTTTGAGTTAACCACCAAAACTTCTGAAGGCTGCTTCTGCTTCTTAGGCAATGGAGCAGATGGCTTATCTTGAACAGCCATTATTACCTTCACATTAACAGGTCGATAGAGCTTACAGCCAGTCAAATGCTTATCAATACCAGAACTAGAAGAACCACATACGCCATTACATTTCATTGTGGTGCCCTTAACATGGACCTTACTCTCTTCTTGATTTCTCTCTTTTCGCATTTCAATATCATAGGCAGCTCGCTCTTGCAAAGTGGGTTCGGCAAACATCATCCGTCCCATACTTCGCACCCAATTACATAACTCATCATAATCCCAGAAAGTCCAATTTGGCTTTTCCTCATACATACCATCCCAATACCCGACATATTGCTCTTGCACTTGATGTCCAGAGGCGTGTTTCATACACTTAACGAGATGATCAGGAACTCCAGTACAGTCGCTCGGACGAGCGCCGCATCCTTCAAGAGTCCGGGATTCAAGTTTCTTATTTATCTTCTGATTGATATTCTCAAGAGACCCATCAAAGTCAGCACGCGCGATCCGATCTTGCTCAGCTTCCCATTCAGCATCAGCGAACCTATCAAGCTCAGCTTGCCGCAATTGCTCTTGGAGCTTCATCGGATCATCTTGATCAACATCACCAGAATAAGTAAAATCAACATGCTTAACGCGTTTCTTCCGCCTGCCACTATGTCCAGTTTCCATCGAACGTAAGGCAGCTGGGTGCGGAGCAACATCTTCCGAATTTACAGATGGTTTGCTCTCATTCTTCCGTTCCTTCTCGGGTTCGGATTCCCAGTAAATTTTTGCAGCTCTGCACACTGCAACGGTAAGAACTGCGCCAAGTATAAAAAATAGCCCTGAACTCTTCATCATACTAAAAAATGTAGAAACATACGTGGATTGATACCCTAAGCCAGGATTTCTCCCAGTCAAAATCTCCATTTCTCGCGACTTTCGAAGACCAACATACTGCATAAGCTCGTGCCACCTTTTCTCAGCAGCTTCTTTGCGTTTTTCCCATCCAGAGGCTGGAATTGATTCCATACATAGACGCGCATTACGAGAAACACTAATTGGATCATCATCGCCTTCGGCTTTAAACCAAGCCTTCCCTTGGAGATCACGTTTTTCATCTTCTTCAGTTTCACCAGCTTTCTTTTCTATCTCCTCAGTAACTTGAACAGCTTCTAACACAACTTGCTCAATAACTTCTGGCTTAACAAACCCAGTGAAAAGATTACTCGGAAAGAACTTCATTATAAAATTAAAAGAGTTTAGAGACATATACAACATCCGCACCCAAATGGATATTTGTTGAAACACTTTTGGTGCTCGCAGATAACCATCACTAATCACAACATATCCGACAGCCGCTAATGTTAGGGTATCTATCACACCCGACAACATCTCAAGAGTCTTACTCTTTGACTCATTAGCACGGCCGAAAAGTTTTTGAACAACAACTCGGATAATGTAACTAGCAGCGACACACCAACAGATGAAATCAAGAGTCGGAATCTTAAACCCTAAGGCATTCCATTGCTCTGAAGACATCCAATTAACATTATGTTCAACAACTGTCGGTTTCACTAAAAACCGATAAAAGAAATAAGCACACCCAAAGAAAATGAAGATTATAGCAATCGCAATCAACATTAACTCGGAGGCTTCAATATTACCATTAATAGAATGAGCAGTTCGATTCGCAGAAGCTTGTTCAACTTCTCTTACGCGGTTTGCAAAGTCAATAAAGACAGCAAAACTATTTCCATCAGACCACTCAACATCCAACTGAGGCTTAGGGTGATACCACTGGATCTGCATTAAAGCAGAAACGGCACGAGCTTCTGCCATAGAATAGCCGCGTCTATAAAGATCCGCGGCAATCGGATTAATCTCAGCTGAATTGCCATTACCAGCGTGCATTTCTGCATTATGTGCCCCGGCTTCAGTCTCACGAACTCCAGTCGTGTTAGCCCAAGACAACATAGTCTCACCCACAGTCCTAACTAAATTAGCCAATGATATAATATTCTCCCCGAACTGCTCAATCTCA